GACCACCGAGATCTACACTCTTTCCCTACACGACGCTCTTCCGATCTTTTCAGCAATTTTTGCCAATTTCTTACCTACTACGCAAACACCTGTATTTCAGTCACAAATATAGTTATTTTATTTCATTCTATTTTTGTGGATTTCGATTAAATCCATATATTTGTGTGCAAATCGTGTGCAAATTTTCGGATTTGCACACAAACGAAACCTAAAAAAATGCTCCAATATTCGAAAGACGGGACAACCGTTTCCGTAATGCTTGACACCCGCCGTACAAAGTCGGACGGCAAGTGTCCCGTAAAAATCCGCGTCACCTACAAACGTTCCCGTTGGTATTATCCCACGGGCAAAGACCTGACCCCGGAGGAATGGGAGGCGATGCCGACGACGAAGGCCCGGGGGCTTGCCTCAACGCGCAAGGACATAGAAAGCAGCTACCAAATCGTGCGGTCGGCCGTTGAGGAGCTGGCCACCTCGGGCGGGTTCTCGCTCGATTCCCTCAACAACCGGCTAAAAGGTGCGGCGACTGATACGATAAACACGGCATTTCGCGATAAAATGGACCTTTTGGACCGTACGGGCCGCGTTGGTAGTATGGTTGTATATCGCGGCGTGCTCCTCGGGCTGGAACGCTTCGCCGGTCCTCATATCCGTTTCGAAGCCGTCACCCCATCGTGGCTGGGCCGTTATTCCGCCTTTCTGCAGTCGGAGGGCAAGACGCAGACTACAGTAGCAATACACCTGCGCCACCTCCGGGCGATCCTCAACGAAGCCCGCCAGCAGGGAATTATCCGGGATGCTCAATACCCGTTCGGCCGGGGCCGCTACGAGATACAGGAGGGAGCAGGCCGCAAAATGGCCCTTTCGCTGGACCAAATAGGACAGATAGCAAGATACGACGACGGAAGCGAAGCAACGGCCAAATACCGCGATTATTGGCTGTTCCTCTACCTCTGCAATGGAATCAACGTTGCGGACTTCGTGCGGTTGAAGTTCCGGGACATGGTAAACGGGGAAATCTGTTTCGTGCGTCAAAAGACCGAACACACGACCCGGGCCCGCAAGGAAATCCGGGTTAGCATCGTGGAACAAATGCGGGCTATTATTGACCGTTGGGGGAATGTTCCGGCCCCGGACCGGTTTATATTCCCGGTGCTTGACGGCTCGGAGGATGCTATGCGGCGGAAGATGAAGACGCAATTTTTAACCCGTGCGATCAACAAGCGGATGCACGCGATCGGCGAGGCTCTCGGGATCGGGAATATCTCGACCTACACGGCGCGGCACTCCTTCGCTACGGTGTTAAAGCGGGCCGGGGCGAACATTGCCTATATATCGGAAAGCCTCGGACACCAAGATTTGAGAACGACGGAAAACTACCTCGCCAGCTTCGAACGGGAGGAGCGGATCAAAAATGCGGAATTGCTGACAAAATTTTAATCATAGAGTTATGGGGCGGCATAAGTATGATAAATTCCCTTCGGATATGCTTTCGGAAGGAACAATAGAAGCAATAAAAAAGGAGCTAATAGCAAGCGGCAAGATAGACAAAAATCTATACGATTGGGGAGTGTTCAACATATCCATAAAGCGGGCAAATATGGCGCAAAGACACAGATTTGTAGAATCCCTTAAAAAATTACGCGAATATTGTGATACGAATGATGTTTATTGGACTTCCATTCCTGACGTAGCCCGAATTACAGGCCGTAACGTCAAAACAATAAGAGATTGGATAAATAAAGGATTTATACCGGTTGCACGCATTGGCTATATCTCGCCAAGTACTTACATCGTTCTTGAAGAAGCTATAAAATCACTAAGCGGATTAATATACAATAGCAAATTAAAAAAAAATTAAACCATTAAACCAACAATCTACCGGACTACCTTTCGGCCCAATGCCGGCCCAATGCGATATACAGGCCATTAAAAAATCGCATTTTATGGTATATGGTGCAACTCAATGCCGGTTCAATACGTTAATCAGTCCGCTATTTAATCGTTATAATCACATTTTTCACCTTTGTGTCGTGAACGTTCACTAAGCCCGGACGCGGGCCAATGTTTAACGAAAACAACACAAAGATCATGGCCGAATCCATTATCTTCACAACTCCCGAGGAGTTGCGCGCTATCGTCGCCGACGAGGTTTCCGCAATTCTTCCGAAACTCGCCGACTTCAGGCGCAAAAACGAGCCCGTCGAAACTGACGGAATGACCGTTGAGGCCGCCGCCCGGTTCTTGACCGAACAGGGCATACCCACCACGCGGGCGACGCTCTACAATCTCGTTTACAAAAATTCGATCCCTTACAAGAAGTTCGGCCGCCGGACGGTATTTTCCCGGCGGGAGCTGCTCGCCTGGATCGAATCCCGTACCGTACACCGTGATGACCGCCGCGCGGCTATCGCCTCGCGTATCGCCGAAAGTGCCAACCGTAAATAATTCACAGCGGTATGGAAAAGAAACAGAACGCCCCCGGCACTCCCAGGGAGCACGCAGGGGCATGCAATACGCATTGCAAAGGTAATAATTTTCCGGTAAAATTATCCTTTCATCAAAAGCGGGTGTACGACCTGTTATCCGACGGCGCGCACCATTCCAACGCCGATATTACCAGAGTGTTAGGGTTGTCCGATCCCCGCAGCGTGATCCGCGATTTGCGGCATAAGGGTGTACCTATTTCGGACGAGTTGTGCCCCGCCGTGCACGGCGGACGATTCAAGCGGTATTTTATCAGAAAATAGGCCCGCTATGAGTACGCCAAAAGCAGACGCGAAAGAGCGCAGCGGATTCACGTTTTTCCGGAGCTTCCGCGATGCGGTCGAAATGACCGACAGGGACGACCAACTCGTGCTATACAAAGCGATAGCTAATTATGCACTCGACGGCGTAGAACCTGATGTATCAGCGCTCGGCGCATTGGGCCGGTTGTGCTGGACGGCTATACGGCCTAATATTAAATCCGGGATTATCCGCTACCGGAACGGATGCAACGGAGGCGCCCCGATAGGGAACCGGAACGCGCAAAAACAACCGAAAAACAACCAAGATTCAACCGGAAAACAACCAAAAAATAACCAAAAAACAACCTATCCCCTCAAAGATGAGGATGAGGATGTAGATGAGGATGTAGATGATAAAATAAAAAAACTCCCTATCGGGAGTAAAGAAAGCGCGGGCAAGCCGCGCCCCTCGCCCGAAACAATCAAAGATTATTTTTTGACTATCGGGGGAACCGATACGGATGCGAAAAGTTTTTACGACTACTACACGGCCAACGGCTGGCGAACCGGTAGAAATACGATAAAGGACTGGCGAGCCGCCGCCCGGAATTGGATGAACCGTAAACTCGAATTCAACAAACCCGCAAAAACCACAGACCATGAAACAATGCGAAAATACAATGACCTGTAACCGCCCCGACGGTTTGACGCTCCCGGAATCTCCCGAGCTTGAAACGGCCGTTTTGGGCGCTTTGATCCTTGAACCGGAATACCTGCCCGATGTGGCGGAGATCGTCGAAATTCCGGCATTCTCCAGCGCAAAGAACGGCAAAATATACGGTGCGATGCTCTCGATGCTTGCGGAAGGCGTCACAATCGACCCCTACATGCTTACGCAGCGCTGCAAAACCGTTGAGGGGATAGGCAACCCGGCGGCCTATGTGGCAGAGCTTACGCAGGCCGTCGGCTCGGGGGCGAATGTCATCGACCACGCCCGGCAACTCGCGGAGCTGGAGAGCCTCCGCCGGTTCGTCATGCTGGGATCCGAACTGACAGCCCGGGCAGGCGCCGGGACCGCCTCGCCCGAGGAGGTGGGCGGATGGATTGCCCGGCAGGTCGAGGAGATAACGGCCCGGGTGGTCCACGCTGACGACATTACGCCGCTATCGGATGCCGTGCGGGCGGCTCTCGACGACCTCGAACGGCGACAAAAGGCCGTACAGTCCGGGAGATGCGCAGGGATTCCCACGGGCTTGCAGCGCCTCGATGCCCTTACGGGCGGCTGGAGAGGCGGGCAGCTCGTCGTGCTGGGAGGACGCCCGGCAATGGGCAAATCGGCCGTAATGCTCCATTTCACCCGCGCCGCTGCTGATGCCGGGGTTCCGGTGTGCGTCTTTTCGCTGGAGATGTCCGACGAGCAGTTGGCCGGCCGTATGTTGGTCGGCGGCTCGGGGGTTGATGCGGGGGCATTCCGCACGGGTAACGTAAAGGCCGCCGAATGGGGCAAACTCGAACAGGCCGGCGCGGACCTTTCTGCGATGCCGGTTTACCTCAACGACCGGGCAAACCTTTCGATGAACTCGATCCGCTCGCAATGCAAGGCGATGCACCGCCGGGGACGGTGCGGGATGGTTATTATCGACTACCTCCAGCTCGCCGATCCCGCAATGCGCAACCCGAACACCACCCGCGAGCGTGAGATCGCCGCCGACAGCCGGGCGGCAAAGCAGCTCGCAAAGGAGCTCGACGTGCCGGTTATCCTGCTGTCGCAACTCTCCCGCAAGGTTGAGGATCGGGCCGACAAAACGCCGCAATTGTCCGACCTCCGGGAATCGGGAGCCATCGAGCAGGACGCCGATATGGTCGTACTCATCGACCGCCCGGCGGTGTATGGTGTCGAAACCATCGAAACGAAAAAATTCGGGGACATTAAATCCAAGGATGCCGGGGTACTGCTCATTGCCAAGAACCGCGAGGGCGCAACAGGGCGGATATACTTTCGGCATAACGAGAGCCTGACCCGCATAACCGACTACGACGGTCCGGATGCAGAACCGGATCAAGCACCCGGGCCGTTTTAGGCTGTGTTGCTGCCCGGCAGTAAAAGAAAATCCGGGGACGGTATCACGCCGCCCCGGATTTTTCGGGCAATTCCGAAGAATCGCTATCGACACGCACGACAAATGTAGCGATTTAATTCGGGAAAGAAGATGCGAAACAGATGCCGCGGGACCTATTTGCCCGCCGTCGCCTCGATAATCGGCCGTAACTATCCCCGACTGTTGAGGCTCTGCACGTCCGACACCGGCCCCGCCCGGGGTGCGATGGACGACGCCGACGTTTTACAGGAAACATTCCTGCTGACCACACACGACCCGCAATGCGCCGCGATGGTGACCGAGGAGGAGATAATCGCCCGCTTCCTGTTCCGGTATCGGCTGGTGCGCTTTCAGACACTCCGGGACGAGGCGCAACGCAAGACGATCCCCTATGCCGATTATATCCGGACGGTAGAATACGACGGGGACCGATAGGCGCCCCGGTCGAAAACATGCACACACGATGAACAGACGAACCACCACCGGCCGCACATCCGGAGATAAAGCCCCACGACGGCCCCGATCCGTGCGGCGTAAATCCATGCTGTCGTTTCGTATCGACGCATACACGCATAACCAGCTGCACGAACTCGCCGAAGCCAGCGGGGCCGGCCTCTCGGTGCTCATCCGCGCCCTGCTGCTACATGTCCTCGAGGAGCTGACCGACGAGGAGGGAAATTTTATCGGCTCGGAAAAGTTGGCTTTTTCAAAAAAAGTGCCGCGCGTGTAAAGCCTTGCGCGGTGAGGTTTGCAGTAGGCGAAACGATAAAATATTACCCCATACCCCTATACGGAAGGCGTGCCGCCCGGCCCCCGCTATCCCCTCCGGGTGCACCTGCGGGGCCGCTTTGCACCGTCGGGCCGCGCTGTGTACCGACTACGGGGCGGGTATGGTATGGGGTGCTTCCGCGCTCCTCTGTGGAACAGTTCGGGGGATACTGTCGCGGGCAAAATGTCGGTTTTCCGATGCAAAAAAGCGATGATTTTTGCACGAAAATCGCGCGTTTTTGATCGTTTTTTGCACGAAATCGCACGTTTTTCGCGCGTTTTCGGCGTCCTATTCCTGCCTGTCCGGACGTATCGGACCGGGCGGCGCCCGGGGCATTCTCTTCGGTCGCGGTGCATCTTCTATCGCTGGCGCCGCTGTTGCATGGTGTGCAGTCAGTGAGGCGGCCCGTATCCGAGTGTATGGCCAACAAGTCGGAATACCCGACACGTTCAAGGACTGGCCGCCCGGGCTGCTATCCTCAACGACCGGGGAGCAGATCAACGACGCAGCGCACGACCTGTAGGCCGGGGGCTGTTTGCCTCAACGACCAAAGCAGACCGACGACACAACGGGAAGCCCGTGCAGTCCCTCCGATACTTTCGGGCGTGGGATCGTTCGGCTTTTGGGAGATCGGCGGAATTTAGGGCGTTTCCGTGCGATTGCGGGACAATGGCGGGCGACATTCTCCGGTAGTCCCCGGGATAGTCCCCGGCTTCACTGTTCTCACAACTGCCACCCCCTCTACAAGTGCCCGCAAGGCACTTTTTTCATTTGGGGACAGTCCCCGCGAAATTTGGGGACTATTTTAGCTCGGTCCCCCAGGGCTGGCCGCCCGGGCTGTTTACCTCAACGATCCCGCGCCGGACTATTTTGCGGACGTGCGCAATATGGTCCACCCGCCGGGCGTAAGGGGCGGAATCTGTTTCCGGTCCTATTCGTCAATGCAGGACCGGCCGACGGTAGCAAATTCGAACCGATCGAACAATTTTTCACATTTTTCCGGTGTTTTCCTTCGGAAATTATCAAACCAATCGAACAAACAACAACATCGCACTATTGGCGCAAACGGTCGAAGTGTCAAAAGTTGGCACGGCGGGCAAAGAAGATCGCCCGAGCCGTTCACCTCAACGACGCAGACCGCAACGCAGAAAGCACCGAATTTAAATACCCGGAAAAATGGGGATTTACCCGGGCGTGCTTTGGCCGGTATCCGCAACGGGCCGAGGGGCTGAAATGCCCATAGGTGACAATCAGCGATTTGTGTCGGCATCGGGTAAAGACGGGATTTCCCCGGGTTTAAACATCCGCGATCTTATCCACTCCCTCGATGGATACCAGGACGACCGGCACAGCTGAGGGGGCCGGCTGGCGGACACCCTCCCGAACGGCCGCCACACTATCCGGGGATATGTCGCCGCCAACTGCGACGGAGCGACAAGCGGGCGAGGGTTGGGGCGGTTACCCTCAACGACCAAAGCAGACCGACAACGCAAGCCCGGCAGGCCGGGGGCTGTTTGCCTCAACAGAAGCAGGGCCGGGGCTGCGTGCTGCCTTGTATCTCCCGTGTGCGTTTAAATATGCCAAATTTGGCGCCTTTGCATATGGTTTGGGGTGGGGTCATTTCAAATGAGGGCATAACAGCAAAGACACGGCGCCGCGGAAACCGGAATGATCCGGGAATCCTCCGGCCGTGGGGTTTTCCTCAACCGAGCCCGTATTTCGGACAATTCCGCCGTTACGGTCGTTGTAGTCATGATGTAATTGCGCATTGCCACGAAAGCCCGCATAATGGCCCGATTTACCCGTATTGCCGTATCGCTGCGTAGCACGCTCGAAAGCATTGCGACACCCATTTCCGTAAAGGCAAACGGCGGATATTTAGGATACTTGCCCCGCCCATCGATTTCTAAGATCACATTTTGTGACCTTAATCTGTCTTTCAATGCGTTATACTCGTTATCCGAGAGTTCAAACATAAAATCGTCGCTTTCGAAACGCTCGATATTGCGTCGTACCGCCTGTTTGAGTGTTCGGGTCTCCACTTGGTAGAGTTCCGCCAAATCAAAGTCCAGCATAACCCGCTGTCTCCGTATCTCGAAAATCTTGCTTTGAATAGGTTGCAGCTCCATAGCGTCGTGCTGTTGAGGTTATGCCTCGTACCCCTCGTAGTAGTACGATTGCGTAATACCCTTGAAAATCACTTCTCGGTCGTTTACGCGGTCGGTCAATGCCGGTTGCAGCAGGGCGCGCAGTTCCAGGTCGTTAATCGGGCTGCGCTCCATTGCCTGCAAATATTGCACCTTATCCACCCTCTGCCAATCCACGACCCGCCCGATATTCTTTTTGAGCATCATATCGAGCCAAATGCGGGTGGCCCGGCCGTTGCCCTCCATGAACGGGTGCGCGACGTTCATTTCGACGTATTTTGCGATTATTTCCTCGAAAGTATCTTCCGGCATACGCTCGATAACCGGCAATATCGCGTCGAGGTACAAGGCATTGGCAAAGCGGAAGCCGCCCTTTGATATGTTCAACGTCCGAACCTTTCCGGCAAAGTCGTACAAGCCGCCGAACAAATAGCGGTGTATATCTTGCAACCCTTTGACCGTTCCCACCTCGATACGGTCTATATCGCCACTCTCAAACAGGGCGCGCGCCTTTTCAAGGCTGCGAGCGTCAATTTCGCGTGTCTTATTGGTGTCCATAGTCATACTATTATTCCCGTTCCTTGACCTCCAGCACCGTCCCGCATTTCGGGCACGTGATAGTGTTCGTCGGTTGAGGGGCGAAAAGCTCCGGAACCGACACACCCAGGGCGGCGGCGATATTTTCAAGCGTCGAAATAGTCGGATTCCCGCTAATATTCCGCGTCAATGTAATGCGGGTTATCCCGAGTTTATCCGCCAACTCTTGCATTTGCAATCCCTTTTCCTTGCAAAGTTCCTTTACTCTCAATTCCATATATGCACGTTTCATTATAATGTTACACAGCAAATATACCGATTAAATCAATACAATGTACAATTTACAATAAAAAAAGCATTATGATGATAATTTTTCGGCAAAATAATTTGCATTATAAAACATTATAGCGTATCTTTGCGTCAACAAAGAAACATTAAAATGTTACAACTATGAAAGCAGCAACCAAATACGACCGTTCGAAAATCTTTCGTAACGCCTGGTATCTGAAAAGGGCGCAACCGTTGATGAACTTTTCCGCCTGCCTGCGCAAGGCGTGGCGCAATGAGAAGCAAGCGATTTTGTTGGCCCGTATCGAGGGCCGCACGCTGGAGACCGCCCCGGCTTTGGAATATCACCCGGTAGCAATGACCGCAGCCGCCAACTATTACGGTGAACGCGGCCGATATTATGGAGACTGAAATAGCGAGATTCTCGCAAAACCTCGAAATAACTATGAATAACGAAGCAATCCAATCGGCCGACAGGCTGGCCGCCCTGCTCGATGAACAGCGGGCATGTATCGAAAGAATTATCGCAATACTCGACAAATAATCCCGGCTGTCTCTCAACACCTAGGACGCAAGCGTGCGCACCGAGACGGCACGCCCCCGGCGGCAATCCGGCCGCCGGGATCGGGGGAGAGGCTCCGAATGAAACAGAATAACACAACCAATTAAAACCGAAAAGACTATGAATTTACAAAACATCGAACTCCAGGTACATTTATTTGAGGCATCCATGGACCGCGTTTTTGACTATACCAACGGTATAGATATTATCGACGCTGTAATGAATCGTTATACCAATTACGCGGATATAATTCAATGCATCCGAGAGACCCAAGACGTCGAGGGCCTGAATGATTTAAAGGAAGCATACCAGGAGGCATACGACCCCGCCCAAAATTTACAGGAGTTGCACCACGCCGTTATGATGATATATGCGGCTGCGAACTTGTACGATGCTATCGTAACGGACAAAGGAAGCGAACGTGTCGAGAACGAAGCCCGGCAATCCCGGGCCCGACAGGTTGCATACGACGCCCTCAAAAAAGATTATGACACCTTGCGTCGTATGTTCGAGATCGAGAAGCAGGCAAACGAGGCATTGATACAGAGGCAAACCGCAAAAACCGACAAGGCAATGCAGACCGCGCCCGCACCCGATAATACGAACGAATAATATTGCCGCTATGATATACGAACTTATTTGCGACGGCTATCGGCTGGGGGTATTCCCCACCGAGGCCGAGGCCGTCCGCCGGGCGGACTATCTGCCGGCTGGCCACTATACCCTCCGAGAATGGGAGAATGACGGCGAATTTTCGACGTTCGACCCCTCGGTGAATAAATCCTACGACTTCACGAATTACGACCGGGAAAACAATGCCGAGGCGGATATTAACGCGCTGGCGGACTTGATCCGGGAATATATCGCCGCCAACTGCGACGGGGTGGATGAAGTTTTCGAAGTCACGCACGCGGATTATATGGCCTTTGTCGATTATCGGGCCAAACCCGGCGGCGGTTCCGTTACCGTGGCCGACGTATGGGACAAAGACGGGAACGAGTGCCCCGACATTGCCGAGGCGCTGCAAATATTGATCGACTGACGGGCGACCAACTGACCGGATAGCGGGGCGGCTTTTGTGGCTGCCCCTGCTTTTTGCCGAAATACCCCCGGAAAGCCCCGCCCGATGTATCCGACCAACCCCGGGGAGGAGCAGCCCCCGGCCCGTTGAGGCGCCCGCAAAATCGGGGAAATTGTGTGCAAATTGTGTGCAAGAGGAAAAAGAAAAGGAGTTACAAATCGCTGTAACTCCTTGATTTTTAGGTAGCGGGAGAGAGACTTGAACTCTCGACCTCATGATTATGAATCATGCGCTCTAACCAGCTGAGCTATCCCGCCATTGCTGAAATCGAGTGCAAAGGTAATAGAAATTTTCGTTCGTGCAAAATCTTTGACCCAAAAAAACGCAAAAACACCGCCGGATTTTTTTCGGTCCGGAGCGTGGCACTGATTTTGAACCGGATGCGCGAAAAACGAAACGTCATGCCGCAAACCCTTTTTTCGCAGAACCGGCTCTCCCGGACGCTCGGAGCGGTCAAGGCGCTCGCCGGACTGGCGCTTCTCGCCGCCGTGTCGTGGGAGGTGATCGGCGGCGACCGGCTCCGCTTCTCGCCCCTGTTCCTCGGCGTGCAGTTCATCGTCTGCCTGATCTTCCTCTGCGACTTTTTCGTGCGCTGGGCAGCCGCGGAGCGCAAAGGGCGCTTCTTCTTCCGCGACCTGCCCTTCCTGCTGCTCTCGGTCCCCTACCTGAACCTCATGCTCTGGAGCGGTGCGGAGCCGTCCCGCAGCGTCGGGATGCTCATCGGACTGATGCCGCTTCTGAGAGCCTTCCTGGCCATGGTGATCGTCACGGGATGGCTCGTAGGCAACAAGGTCCGCCGGCTGCTGACGGCCTATGTCTTCACGGTGGTCGTCTTCACCTATATCTCCGCGCTGGTCTTCTACGACTACGAGCTGCCGGTCAATCCCAAACTGCACGGTTTCGGAAACGCCCTCTGGTGGGCCTGGATGAACGTCACGACCGTCGGCGCGGAGATCTTCCCCGTCACGGCCGTCGGCAAGGTCTTCTGCGTGCTGCTGCCGTCGCTGGGAATGATGTTCTTCCCGATCTTCACGACCTACGTCCTGCAGGAATACGCCCCGTCGAAGACGAAAGACGAATAGAGAAGGTCCCTGAAAAAAATTCCGCCCGCAGTACGGCGACTGCGGACGGTATGAGGGGGAGAACGAAACGTATATAGAAGCATCGGCAGAGAATAGCGGTAGTGTATTGTACGACAAAGAGATACGCGACAAACCCCGGACGCGCCGCACAAAACGAAACGTATAATTTGATATAATTCCGGTATAATAAACCGGACCAAATCCAGCGACCGCTATAATGTCGGTATAATTTCAGAGGGCAGAATCAGGCGATTCCGCCCTCTTTCGTTGTATTCGTGGCCTCGTGTATGTCTGACGGCATTTTTCGGCCCTACAAAGGCTATTTCAATAGCGATTGAACGACGTTAAAACGGGGCATCGTTTCTCCTTTCCTTGTGTAATACCTGCAATGCGGGAAATCGGCAATTTTTCAGTTGGGGTTACATCAGGGGTTACAAGTTGGGGTTACATTTTGGGAAAGTTGGGGTTACAAAACCCGGTTTTTGACCCCCTCCAAAACATAGGAAACTGCCCGAAAATCGGCGCTAAACCCCGAAAATCGGCGAATAGAAGGCAGGAAACTGCCCTATAATTTGGGGGTTGATTTTTATTTAATCGGTTGATATTTATTCAGTTAGTCTATTTTATCCTACTTTAAGCGTGTGCGCACCCCCTTTGCGAGGTGCAATAGGGCCACACGAGGGCCTATCGAATCGTATTATAACGCACGCTTGCTTTCACCAATGCAAGGGCACGGATCATCGAGATCGGAATGTCTTTAGGCTCGTGGTGTTGGTTATGGCTGACGAGCTTCACGCAGTTTTCCCGTTCGGATTTATGGATGTATTTTATCGTCACGAACTCGTCCCCATCGACATTGGCCGATATAAGGTACATTTCACCCCAGAAAATCCCGTATTGCATGTCGTGTACCTGCTTGTAAAGGACAATATCGCCGCTTTTGAGTAATGGGTACATCGAATCCCCGCGCACGTAAACAGCTCCGTCGCATGCTGGCAGGTCCGGCAGCGATATATAGCTGATTGGAATTGCATCGACATCGTTGAACAGGGAAACCAATCCGGCCGTCGCCTCCAGATTGTAAAGGGGGATGCGCTGGAGATCGACCAAATTGTCGGTTTTGAGAGGGAACTTTTCCTGCACTTGTATTCCGGCCTGTTGTAGGTCCGGTTCTTTTTCCATGTTCCCGCGACCAGTCAGCAACCAGTCCAAATTGAGCTGTTCACATTTTGAAAACACAAGATCGTAATCAAGACTCCCGCGAGATTTCCAATTTGACAACGTTGCGGGAGCTATCCCCAGGAATCGCGCCAAGTCTGCATCAGAGGTCGAATTAGACGCCAACTTCAAGCGTCCGAGAATGTCTGCTTTAGCAATCATTTGTTTTCAATATGAAAATATTTCTTGCGAAATAGTTGGTTTGTTTTCAAATTGTGTATATATTTGCAGCGTTGATACAATGTACTAACGGGGTAAAGTTACAGAAAAAATTGAAATAGTATGGCGACAAAACAAATCTTATTGCCTACGACGGTCCGGATGGAGATGGTCAAGACCTTCAAGATCACGCGCTCGACCCTTGACCGGGCTTTGAAGTACAAAGGGAACAGCGCGCGCGACAATATGCTGCGGAAAGCGGCCTTCCAGCGCGGCGGCGTGATCTACCTGGGAATAACCGCACCCAAAGGTTACCTGCCGGATGTGGATACCACTTTCGAAAACGGCTGTATGCGCCAACGGTTCGGCCGCCGGATCGAGGTCGTCGTCCATTTGGAAAGCAACCGGACTACAATCCACATCGACGGGCAGAAGGTCGCCAGCTTCGACGATCTCACCGTTTCGACCTGGGGCAACATGCTCTACTCCCTGCAAACGATCTACAACAGACTCGCCGATCCGCATCCGGCCTATACGCCGAAGGCCAAGCCTGCCGAGGCAAAGGTGCGGGCCGCAATCCAGCAAATCGGATAGTCATGCGACGTTTTTTGAAATATTGGATGATTCGGTTGCTGGGCCGCGGATTCATCATCCTGCCCGTGAGGTGCAAGCTGGCCGGGCTGTGGTGGTGTCTGTCGCTGACAGTCATCTGCGGTTACGCGGAACTGCAACAACAATGGCCGCTGCTGGTCATCGCGGCGAACTTCGCGGGCAGCACTTTTGCGGTCATGGCCGTATTCAAAAGACAATCGGACAAATGAGTCCTATCGTCAAGATAATCATAAAACAATAATACTCAATCTTTTTTAGGATATGGAAATTTCTTCAGCCCCGACTGTAACATTGGACATACAAGATATTCCTTCGAGTCATCGCCGTCTTCTCGGTCAAAAATTGCCTGAATCATCTTCTCGAATTTCAATCGACTTATCGTCGTTCGAGGGGTTGATCGGACGTAAACAATATCGAAAATTGACCAAGCTGCTGGTTTCTTCCCGTCGAGAGGATCGTCAGTCATTAAACAATCCTTCGACGCGATACATTCCAAACTGTGAATAGTCGCAAGTGTGTCGAACAGATCCATGACACACTTTCGGTATTTGCCGATCATATCGGTTGAAAAATAGCAGGCAACGATATTTGATCGCCAAGGCATAGAGTTCATAATCGCTAAAGGTTTGTAGTTGGACAGCACAAATATAGCGATTTTCCCGTGAACGCGCAGGCGTTATTCCGGAGCGATACCGGCACGGGAGCACAGGAAACGAGAAATGGAGTATTTTAATAACATACTTTGCATTACGCAGCCGGAGCTTTTGGAGGTCATGAGTAAACCGGCATACGATCAACTTGTGAACCGTCGCAAGGTACAGGTCGCCCAGCGAGCCTGTCGCGGCCGCAAGGCTTTGATCGTCTTCGACAGCCTGCCGGGGAAATACCGTTCGGCCGTCCGGGAACGCAAACCGGACATCTCGACGATGCCGTTGCAGGAGTGGCTTCGGGCGAACTACACGCCCGATGCCGAGGCGCGGAGCTACTTTTCGGCCTTCCGTTTCGACAACGGTTCGGCCCTTCCGGCGGAGAAGATCAACGAATACACGGTGAACGCCTCCGTCATCAAGGCGGTGCTGCGGCTGATGGCGTCGGCCAATGCCCTGCGACGTGTCGGCCAGATCGGCTGGGAGGCGATGGCCGGGACCGTCGCCTACTTCAAACGGGAGTTCGGCCACACGCTGCCCGAAAGCATGCTCCGCTTCCGCCGGAAGGTCGCCCAGTTCAAACGGGAGGGTTATGCCTCGCTGATCTCCGGGAAATTCCAAAATCAGAACTCCCGCAAGGTGAACTACCGAATCGAGCGGCTGATCCTTTCGCTGGACAGCCTGCCGGAGCGCCCCTTCAATACGACGGTGGCCGAGATGTACAATCAGTTCGTTTGCGGCGAACTGAACGTGTACGACCCGGAAACCGGGGAACTGTTCGACCCGGAAGAGTTCACGGACAAAGAGGGCGAGCCGATCGCCCTGAGCGAAACGACCGTCGCCAACTACCTGAACAATCCGAAGAACCGCGCCCTGCGGTCGAAACTGCACGACAGCGCGTGGGACTTCAACAACCGCTACCGTCCGCACCACAAGCGCAAGGCCCCGGTCTGGGCGTTCTCGAAGATTTCGCTCGACGACCGCGACCTGCCGCGCAAGATGGCCGACGGAAACCGCGTCAAAGCCTATTACGCCTACGACGTGGCGAGCGGCTGCGTCGTCGGTTACGCTTACAACCGCCTCAAGACGGCCGACCTGTTCATCGACTGCGTGCGGAACATGTTCCGGCTGATCGACCGCCAGGGCTGGAACTGCCCGGCCGAGGTGGAGGTCGAACACCACCTCGTGAACAACTTCGCCGACGGGCTGATCCGCGCGGGCGTGGTGTTCCCCTTCGTGCGGTGGTGCAACCCCGGCAACTCGCAGGAGAAACGGGCCGAGCACTTCAACCGGGTGAAGAAGTACGGCGTGGAGAAGCGCTCGCAGGTCGGCATCGGCCGCTGGTACGCCCGCCTGGAGGCCAACCGCCCGAAGGAGGAAAAGGTCTATGACGAGTTCAACAACACCTACAAGGAGGCGACCTATACCTACGAGCAGCTCGTGGCCGACGACATCCGGGCCATCCGCGAATACAATAACGCATTGCATCCGAACCAGAAGCTCTACCCGGGGCTGACGCGCTGGGAGGTGCTCTGCCGCTACCAGAATCCGGATCTCGCGCCCGTGGACAAGGCGCTGCTCTACCGCTTCATCGGCGAGGAGGTGCGCACGTCGATCCGGCGCAGCAAGTACTGCCGGGTCCGTTACGAGGATTATGCGCTGCCCTCGCCGGAGCTGATCGGACGGCTCGCGCCGAACGACTACGCCGTCGAGGCCTATTACCTGCCCGACGAGCAGGGCAACGTCCCGGAGGTGTATATCTACCAGCACGGGGCCTATATCGCCACCTGCCGCCGTATCGAAGCCTACAACGAGGCCACGGCCGAGCAGACGGAGCGGGACCGCGAAGCCTACGCCGAGCAGGCGAAATACAACGCGCAGTTCGACGCCATGATGGCCCGGGAGAAGATTCGCAGGGTGCGGATTCTGCCCGGTGATGTTCCGGCCCATGAGGAGCCGGAGATCGTCGAAGCGGCCCCTGCCGCACCGCCGGAGGAGGCGGAGGGATTCGATTTCGGCATCGACTACGCGGCGCTGGCGAAACAAGAACTTTAGAATGATGACAAAACACGTTGAGATATGATTTCGAACGACATTAAAACCCGCATCGTGCTGGCCATATCCGGCAACAGGCAGAATTACGCCACGGACGCCAAACACGCCGTCGCCCTGGGCATCTCGACCTCGGTTTACAGCGAGATCAAGAAGGGCAACACCGAACAGAAGCTGAGCGACGCGAAATGGATGTCCATCGCCCGGCGGCTGGGCGTGAGCCTCGACGACGGCGCGGAGTGGAAGATCGTCAAGACGCCGACCTTCGAATACCTCACCGCGCAACTGGAGCTGTGCCGCGCAAAGAGCATTTCCGGCATGTTCTGCGATATTCCGAACATCGGCAAGACGGTCGCCGCACAATACCACGCCAAAACGCACAAGAACGTCATCTACGTGGACTGCTCGCAGGTGAAGACCAAGCAGCGGCTGGTGCGCTTCATCGCCCGCGAGTTCGGTCTGAACTCCGTCAGCCGTTATGCGGACGTTTACGACGACCTGGTGTTTTACCTGCGGACGCTCGACCATCCGCAGATCATCCTCGACGAGGCGGGCGACCTGGTGTATGAAGCGTTCCTGGAGATCAAGGCCGCATGGAACGGCACGGAGGGCTGCTGCTCGTGGTATCTGATGGGGGCCGACGGCTTCAAGGCCAAGCTGGAGCGCGGCATCGAGTTCAAGACGGTAGGGTTTGCCGAGATCCGGAGCCGCTGCGGTGACAAGTACAACAGCATCACGCCGCCCGAAGGCGACGAGCGCCGGAAGTTCCTGCTCGGCCAGGCCATGATGATCGCCCGGGCGAACGCCCCGGAAGGCACGGATTTCCGGCAGATCGCCCGCCGGAGCAACGGCAGCCTGCGCCGGGTCCATTCGCTGATCACCAAAGGAGAGGAGGCATAATCATGCGGGCCTATTCACCCTCGGAGATCGAGCATCTGAATATCCCGGAACTTCCGCTGGACGGGGAATGGGAGGCCGCCTTCGGCCGCCCGTCCCGCTTCGAGCGCTGGTTCGTCTCCGGCGATTCAGCCAGCGGCAAGAGTACGTTCGTCATGCTGCTGGCCAAGAAGCTCTGCCAGTACGGACGGGTCGATTACGTGAGTCTGGAGGAGGGTGCGAACCTCTCGTTCAAGAAACGGATCAAGCGGCTCGGGATGCGGGATGTCGCAGGGAAATTCAAGGTCGTGACGGGACTGACGGTGGCCGATCTCGTCGCACGGCTGGAGCGGCCCAAGAGCGCGAACTTCGTCATCATCGACTCGGTGCAGTACCTCGACGTGCGGAGTTTCGACCGACTGAAGAAGGTACTTTTAGATGCTTTCCCGCGCAAATCGTTCATCCTCGTGTCGCAGGTTTACAAGGGGCGGCCGAAGGGTAAGATGGCCGACGACATCCGCTTCGACTGCGGCGTGAAAATCCATACCAAAGGTTACCGGGCATATTGTCAGGGGCGCTATACCGACGACGCGGAGGCGTACTTCACCATTTGGGAGGAGGGCGCCGCGAAATATTATCTGACCGAATAAACAACCACATCCGCCATGACCTACAAACGATTCTACAAGCTATTCAACCGTCTGCCGCTCCACGACGACGAAATGAAGGAGCGCCTGGTGCAGCAGTACACCGACGGCCGGACGTCGAGCCTGCGGGCCATGTCCGCCGCCGAGTACGATGCCCTGTGCGACGCGCTGGAGCGTTCGACGGCCGACCCGCAGCACGAACTCCGGAAAAAGAAACGGTCGGCGGCGCTCCGCCTGATGCAGCAGCTCGGCATCGACACGACGGACTGGCCGCGCATCAATGCCTTTTGCCGGGACCGCCGGATCTCCGGAAAGGAGTTCGGCGCACTGACCCCGCCGGAACTGGACGCGCTGGCCTTGAAGCTCCGCGCGATCCAACGCAGCGGCGGGCTGAATCCCCGGCCGGAACGGCCGACCGGACAGGCCGAGCAGTCCCAGCCGCAGATAATCTACATGCCGCTCGGCGGCCTTCCTAATTGACAACGCATTATGAAATCGAATCCTTACGCAGACCTGCGGATCGACAATCGGGCCGACCTCCCGGCCCCGTGGTACGATTACCCCGTATTGCAGTCGGGCGAATACAGAACCGAAATTCTCTACACCAGCGGCCGCGATTATGTAAAAGTCCATATCGGGCAACAGGACGGCGCCTGGGTGGCCGCTACGACATGGATGATCGGCGGGTCGGGCCGCGGATGCCACCCCGGCCGGAAATGGGGCGAGTTCGCCTCGGAACAGAACGCCCTGCTGTGGGCGTTCGGCGACTTGCTGGCCGAAGAGGGCGTGTTGCCTCCGGCTGCGGTCAAGGCCGTAAAAGCACGCATTTTCGAGACCAGACAATACAAACTGTTTTAATAAAGCGTATTATGAAAATCAGACCGAAACAAGGGACGGAGTTGGAGAAAGTTCTAACCGAAATGAATGTCCGGATGAAACAAGAGGAAAACGAAGCTAAAGACATAATCGAGGCGTATTGCGGTACTCGTCCGGATACAATCGGTTATAACTGGGCATTCGGTTTTACAGCCGTTTGGAACTATCGGCTTATCGGGTTCAACGATGAAACCTTCATCCCTGCGAAACTGCTCCGAAACAAAGATTACCCGGGAGACAATCCTCTGTATAAAGTATCCAAACAAAGGAAAGAGGGACGCGATCTCGTCAAGGCTTGGGATGAAAAGTTCAAAGGCCTCGACGGCCGCATTCTTTCAAAGTTCGGCATCCCCGTTATTGACAAGGAATCGGCACGCTATACCCATTGGCTACCATTGAGAGATGAAAAAGGGGTTTATATTGCCGTAAACAGTCATCTCCTTGACCGGATGAAAGCTGTCAAAACGACACAATTCGAAATAGAAATCTAAAAACTCAAACATTACAGCAATGAACGACAACGAAGTGAAAACGGTACAGATGACCGCCGAGGAAGCGGCGCAGTACGCGGCATTCAAAGCCGAGCAGGAACGGAAGGCGGCGGCCGACAAGGCCCGGAAGGACCGCGAGGTTTACGGTCAGATGGTGGACGAGGAGATCGAACAAGCGATCCCGATGCTCCGGGAGCTGAGCGGCGATATCCGCACGGTCAAGGAGCAGGTGCTCGACAATTTCCGGCAGATCCTCGACATGAAGGCCGACGTGCTGAAACGGACGAAGGACGGGCAGAAAAGCCACACGTTCACCAATTCGACGGGCGACAAGCGCATCACCATCGGGCGGTGCGTCGTGGACGGCTGGCGCGATACGGTCGAGGATGGCATCGCCATCGTGAAGGAGGCCGTCATGGGTCTTATCAAGGACGACGAGACGAAGGCGATGATCAACCAGATCATGCGGCTTATCGCCCGCGATCAGAACGGGAACCTCAAGGCGAGCAAGGTGCTCCAGCTCGACACGCTGGCCGAGGAGCTGCACAACGAACGGCTCAACGAGGGTATCGCCATCATCAAGGAATCCTATATCCCGAACCTGTCGAAAACCTATATCCGCGCGGAATGGAAAGACGACAACGGCGTCTGGCGGTACGTCCCGCTGGGCATGACCGAGGCATAACAGCCCCGGTCGTGCGGGGGGGGGTAATGTAAACGACCCGCCCGCCGGAGTGCGACGAAGCGGGCCGAGTGATTATTGAAGAAAGCCTTTGCAAAAGTAATCACAAAACCTGCCGAAACAATGGGTAAACACCGCAAAAATACACTCCGGCGCATCCGTTTGGTTCTCGACATCGTGGAAAAGCACTACGAGCCGGGCAACAACGCGAAAAACTACCGTAAAGTCTGGGAGCGGTACGTGAACCCCGTTTACCCGTGCTGTTACCGGACGCTTCTCAGCTATCTGAAAACTCCCGAGAGCGAGCTGGAGAGCGTCGCTCCGGCCGAGGACAAAAGGCAACTGAAACTCTTTTGAAAATGGAAACGAACATCAAAACGATTCTGCTGGCCGTTCAGCAACGGCTGGCCGAGCGGGTCCCCGAACTGGCCTACATCGACAAGAACTGGGGACAGCTCGACTACGAGGCGCCTCCGGTCAAATGGCCCTGCGCGCTGCTCGACATCGACGAGGTTCCGTTCTCGCAGATCGGCGGGGGCGGACAGATCGCCGACGGGGTGACCGTGGAGATCTTGGCGGCGAACCTGCGGCTGGTCAGTTCGTCGGCCGCCGCACCCCGCAAGGCCGATGCCTATCTGCTTATCGAGCTGCTCGACAAGATTCACTCGGCCCTCCAGCGCTTCACCGACGGAACGTTCGGCCCGATGTTCCGCACGCAGATCAAGAAGATCGCCGCGGTCCGTGCGGGCGAATGTTACAAGGTCCTCTACCAGACCGCCTACACCCTGCCCGGCGTGCAGGAGGGGCAAAGCGCCAAACTGCCGCCCTCGTCCATCCGTCTGGAGATGAAGTGATCCGATGAAAGAAGGGAGCCGCGAGGCCCCCTTCTTCATTTGATCCGGCTCTGCATGTATGCCTTGAGACGTGCGATGATCTTCTGCCGAAGCTCCTCGGCGTCGCCCATGTACTGACGCCTGGGCATTTGAAAACCCCGGCCGCGTCCGGCCCGTCCGCCCGTATTGTGTACCTCCGCATAGGGCACTTTTGCGTTGCCCGCCGTCCATACGACCTCCTGCGGGGTCGCGCGGGCGATGCGGATGCTGTTCATCAGGGCGGCGGAGTCGATCATGAGCGACCCGCGCCGCCGCGTTCCTGCCTTGTCCTTCTTCGCCAGCGGCCAGGGCGTGCTGTCGAATCCCTTTTTCCGGAAGGCCCCTTTGAAATAGGACACTCCGGTCATGGCTGCGATGTCGGCGACGTCCTGCATGTCGATCCGCGCCTTGTCGAGTATTTGTTTCGGTATCATTGCGGTTTGTTCAAAATTCGTTATATTTGCATCGAAGCGCGCAGCGCCGGGGATGAATCATCCCGGCCAACCCTCGCGGATGACGGGGGCCGGGCGAGTCCGGGCACGATACGGCGGCGGGGCGCGTCAATCCGAAGCGGATCGGTAGCACCGGGACCTCAACCCGTTGAAACAGCACGGGCGACTACCAGGAACCGGGCCGCGAAGCACAGGGGAGCGTTGAAAGGCTCCCCTTACTTTTTCACCAGCAGCCCGCGCCGATACTTGAGCCGGGGGTCTTTCTCCGGTGCGATCTTCCCGCCGTTTCTGGTCGTCGGTCGGATGGCTATTTCGAACCACGTCCGGACGGCGAGCGTCTTTCCGTTCTCGATCCGGCACACGACGTTGATCGCCTTGTCGCGGTAAAAGCGGATGTAATTCAGACAGTCGAACGCCTTGCCGTCGTAATTGTTCAGCCATACCTCGTCGGGCTGCCGCAAAACCTCGGCGATCACGTCGAGCAAAGGCACGCGTGCCGCGGTGTATTTGCCCGACGTATGCGTTGCGAACGTCCGCTCGGGGAGTTCTATCGTTTTGCCGGAGAAGTCCGTAAAACGGCCGTTTTGGGCGAACCATCCCGCGGGATCGCCCGAGAACGGGACGAACTCCCGCGTCGCGGCCGCCAGCCGTTTCCCGAACGACGGCAGCCCGTAATGCTGGCAATGGAGTTTGCCGAGAAGCGAGGCCGCCCGGTCGGGAAACTTGCGGATGTACATTTGATTCGCCGTGAAGATCTCGGCCGTCTCGGCCCGGTTCACGCCCCAGCCCTGAGCCGTCGTCCGCTTCCATTCGGGGCTCTTCAGAAACGCCTGCATCTTCTTCTGCTCCTCGCCGAAATCCCCTTCGAACTCGTCGGCCATGATCGCCTCCACCCGGCAGCGGCAGTTCCAGTCGTTCGGCGGGAAGATCTTCCGCCATGCCGGATCGGACGCCGGGAGCGTCAGTCCGTCCAGCGCGGCATGGGACGGTCGCACCTGGCCGTCGCATGCGGTACGATAGACCCAGTAGGGGAAAATATCGGCCCGCCGCCGGAGCTGTCGGTAGTTGCTCGCCGCCTCGGCTACCTGCACGGCCGTGCGGTACTCCGTGCGCTGCCATCGGTCGTTGAACGTGCGCGTGATCTCCGCGGCCCGGGCTTTGAACTCGTTATAGCTCTTGCTTTCACGGAACGCCTGGTTCAGCTCCTGCACCTCGGCGAGCGTCTTGGCCGCGGAGAAGTGGAACAGGTTTTGTTCGAGGGCCGCCGTATATACGTCGTCCGGCACGTCGTATTCGACGGCCGCCTCGACCGTTCCCGAGGTGTGTGCGAATACGGTTCGAACGGCTTTCAAAAGGTCGGAGGCGATGTATTCGAACAGTTCGGCGTCCCAGTAGTCAGACTTCCCGGCCGCCACGCGCCCGACGAGCGCCTCGTCCCGCGGCGTGAGGGATTCTCCATCGGATGCCCCGTCCTGCGGGGCCTCCGCGAAAAAAGCGTGTCCGTCCGCACCGTCTTCCGTACCTTCCCCGTCCTGCCGCTCCCCGTCGCCGCCGGGCGGAAGGGCCCCCTGCTGTTTCTTGCCGATCACGGCGATTCCGAACGTGTCCCGAATCCATTCCGGATCGACGTCGTAATTCTGGGACGCCTCGTAAGTCATCTTCCAGAGTTTCTCCAGGTCCACCTCCTTGGTGATCTCCAGCCGCAGGCCCGGTTTGAGGAAGCCGATGGCGGCCAATGCCGGGAGAATCTTCCGGTTGAAGGAGGACTCGACCAGCCGCTTGTCGGCCTTCACGACGGCCTCCATGAGCTTGGCGCTGCTCTCCTCTTTCGAACGGTTGCCGTTCTCGGTGTCCTGACCGAGCACGGCCGCCAGGTTGAGCAGCGAGAGCTGCTGGTCGCAGGTCGAAATGAGGTTCTTATAGACGTCGCCGTTCGTGGCGACGCCCTGCGCGAACTCGAAATCCTCCGTCGTGTCGATGATGAAGTAGGCCGCCGATCCGATCTCGCGCATCATCGTTTCGGCCCGCTCCAGCATTTCGTCGTCGGTGGTGTTCGTCTTCATGACGCGCGGAGGTATGCCGAATATTTCGCATAATTCGCTCCAGCAGGAGAGGGCGAACTTCTTGATCAGCACATACGGCACGGCCTTGTTGAGCAGCCCGAGGTCGCGCTTGCGCGGGTAGATCTCGACGAGCCAGCGGCCGAACTCCGGCAGGAGCCGATAATCCACCGTCTCCGAATCTTCGGCGTCGGGGTAGAATTTCCCGACTTCGGGCGACACGTTCTCGCGCGGCACGAGGTCGGCTACGACCGTTCCGGCCGGATCATAGTCGAACTCGATGAGCGAATGGTTGAAAAACTGCGCTTCGACGATCAGCTCGACGAGGTCCTCGTACAGGCCCGAATCCTTGAACTTCTGCGTCTCGGCCTCGTCCTTGCGGCCGTTCATCTTCAGCTCGAACTCCGCGCCCTGGCTTTTGCCGATGCGGAGAACCGACACCTGCGAGGTCATCAGCGCGTCGTCGATCACCTCCGAGAAAAGCCGTTGCAGCAACACCTGCTTCGGTTCGTAGGTACTCGTCGCCTGCAAGCGGGCACGCTTCCAGTCGGCGATGTCCTTGCGGGTCACGGATTCCTGCCTCTTGATGACGCGGCGAATGATCCGCGCATCGTTCCGGCTGGCGGGTTTCCCTTCCGTCCTGGCGGCCGCCTCCGCAGCGGCCGCCGCCTTTGTTTTATATCCGATCTTTTTCATTAGAACGAGTGTCTGAATTTAGGGTTGGAGCCGCAGCGCATCCTGATCCGGACTTCGCCTTTCTCGTCGGTCAGCAGCGGCAGACTCGGTGTGCGCGTCCCTGCGGCCACGCCCTCCAGGTATTTGATGACACGGTCGTAGCGCTCCTTCCATATCTCGTATATGGTTTCGACGTTCGACAGCTTGATAAGGTTCCACACGGTGACGATCTTGGTGTTCTCCAGAACGAGCGCATTGCGCTCGGAACCCTCCGCCGCAAAAATCCGGTCCGTGTCGTAACGCGGCCGCAGATAGGAGCGCACCTCCTCGACGGCGGCTTCGATGGCTTGCAGTACGATCTGCTCGTCGCCCTCGGTGATCTCCTCGACGATATGGGCGTACATGTGGCTTTTCAGTTCTTCCGGTGTCAGAAACATTAATCTATAATTTTTACCACCTGCGGCTGGCCCGGCGGCCCACCGCATAGCGGTTGTTGGTCTTACGCACGGAGTTGCTCAGTTTCCATATCGCCCCCTCCAGCGCATCCGGGGCGTCGTCGTGAATTTTGCTGCCTTTCTCGAAGCAGAGGAGCTGCTCGACGAGGACCCGCATTCCCTGCGAATCCCGCTCCAGCTCGTTGAAGATGATGTCCCCGCGCTCGAACAGGGGCTGCAAGGCTTCGATGCGTGCGAATTTGTCCGGCTTCTTGCGCGTGTCTCCGACGATGGGTATCTGGTAGCCGACCTTCTCGCCGTACTTGCGGAACTCGTCGAGAAGCAGATCCTGCATGAATCCCGCCTCCATTTCGTACCGCACCGGGTTGTCCCCGACGTAATCGTGGGCGTCGTAGTGCCATTCGACCATCGTCGAGACCTTCGTCTGGTCGGCATAGGCTTTCAGCACGTGGTATTTGCCCTGGGGCGTGATGCCTACGAGCATCGTCGCCTTGAAGTCGGCCGTCGCCGACGCCTTGAACGACGGGTCAGTGTAGCAGACGATTGCGCGGTATTCCCGCATGCGCAGCATCTTTCCGAAGCGGATGTGCTTCTCCTCGAAAACGGTTCCCGCATTGACGGGGTTGTTCATGTATTCGCGCTGGAAACGCCGCTCGCCCATGATGCCGCGCATTTCGGCGATCTCCCGCAGCGTGTAGTTCTGCGGCCAGGACGGAAGGCCCTTTCTGTCGAGCGCATTGACGACGGTATGGTGGAAATGCGGATTATCCGCCAGGGTGCCGATGACCGACGTGCGGCCGATCCGGTTGCCTACGACGGCCAGGCGTCCGCGACCCATCGCCATCGTTCCGAGCAGGGCCGTCAGCAGCCAGTCCACCGCTTCGCCCACGCGCCGGGGATTGCGCACCAGCTCGTCGTCGTCGATGTCGTCCACCGCAATATAATTGGGCCGCAGCCCGCGCTTCTTGATGCCTCGCGGCGACTGTCCGCGTCCCAGCGCGATGAACAGATCGCCTGCGGCCGTCGTGAACTCGCCGTTCGTCCATATTCCCGCTCCCCGTTGATTGCCGAAATCTGCGTTATAGAGGTCGTTGGACTCCAGCTCCGCCTGCAAGTCGCCCAGCAGACGCCGGGCGGCTTCCTGGCTTTTCGACACCAGAATCATGATCAACGGCTGCGCGTTGGGCTGGATCTTCAGCCAGAGCGGCTGCAAGAGCGAAATATGCGTGGACTTGGCGTGCCCGCGCGCCCACTCGAACAGGCCGCGGGCGTTTTCATGGTCCCGCATGTAAATCGCGGCATCGACCTGGAAGTCCGCGCACTCGGTCGTCGCAAGGTGGGGAAAATAGGTGCGGACAAAATACCTGTAATCCTTTCGCGCGCGGGTGATACGGTCCTTTCGCTCCTGCTCCGTTCCCTTCGGAATCTTGGCCGTCGAGCGTTCGATGTCGTGGCAATGCTGAATCCAGCGTTCCTGCGCCTCCTTGTATTTCTTGCTGACAGATGCCATTTGTTACGCCTCCTGTGCGGAAATGCATTCGATGTACTTCTTGTGCAGGCCGTTTACGGTCGTGAGCAGTTCGGGCGTCAGCTCCTCGTCGGTCTCGGCCCGCTGCATCATCCATTGCTCCAGGTCGATGATTACGTCGATGATCTCGTCCTTGGTGATGCCCTTTGCGATGCGCTTTGCCGAGGCCATGACCTTGGCGATGTTGTCTGACAGTTTGGTGATGCCGTCGATGTCGTCCGTTTCGCCCTCGTTCAGCCTGGTGATGATCAGCTCGGAGATCTTCCTGGCCGCCAGCATCAGCGAATTGACCAGGGCGGCCGACGAGGAGTTCTGCTCCCGGCGCCGGGCGTCCCAGTTCTCCTCCCTGGCCCACCTGCTGACGGTGGCCTCCGTCAGTCCGGTTTTCGCGGCGATTACCCGCTGCGTTTCGCCGCTCAGAAACAGACGGCACGCATAATCCCGGAGAACGTCGAGCTCTCGCTTCGTCCTCGGCTTTTTGGTCGTTTTAGCCATTTACAGCGATTCTATTAGCCCTTCCGGGCGGTTTGTACGGTGCAAAATTGGGGTATTCGCCCGCCGGATAAAAATAGAGTGTAAATTATTTACACTCTATTTGTTACGCGAATATAACCGGGCGATATTTGCACCATGAATCGCGGAATGGAGCAGAGGCCAGCTCGTCAGACTCATTATCTGAAGGTCGGGGGTTCGAATCCCCCTTCCGCAACGAATTTTTGGGAGGACAACGCTTTTTGACGGACGGCATCGGCCCCGAGTAGCAACGGACGATGTCATTGTAACGAGGCACAGCGGCGAATTGCTACCCGGTTAAGCCGCTGTTTCGAAAAGACGATGGAAAAAACGTACATAGATTCCGTAAACGAGACGCCGCGGGAAGCCGTGATGCGGCTTTACGGCGCGATCGGCCCGCGGGTGGACGGCGACTATTTCGCCCAGGAGCTCGCGTCGCTCGACCGCGGCGATTTCGATATGATCCATATCCGGATGAACTCTCCGGGCGGCAACGTCTTCCAGGGCATGAGCATTGTTTCGGCCATCCTCTCCATGAACACCCCCGTCTGCGTACATATCGACGGCATCGCGGCGTCGATGGCGGCCGTTGTCGCCGTGGCTGCGGACCGCGTGTGCATGATGGACTTCGCCAAAATGATGATCCACGACCCCTACTTTACGGGGGAGAGCGGAAAGGCGACGAGCCCCAAGCAGAAGAAAGCCCTGGCGCGGCTTACCGACATGCTGCGGCAGGTTCTCGTTCGCCGGGGCAAGGACGAGGCGACGATGGCGAAGCTGATGCGCGAGGAGACGTGGTTTTCGGCCGCGGAAGCGCTCGATGCGGGGCTGTGCGACGAGATCGCCTCCTCGGCCCGTAACGAGTTCATGAGTTTAGACCCCATGCAGCTTGTCGCTGCGGTCGATGCAGAATACCAAACCAACAATCGAGAACAAATGGAAAAAATCAATCTGTCGGCCGAGGCTATCGTTGCCCTCGGCAGCAAAAGCGGCCAGATGGACGAAGCTGCCGTAAGCGCGGCGATCGTCGCGGCCGTCGCGGCCAAAGACGAGGAGATCGCCAGCCTCAAGGCCGCGAAGGAGACGGCCGAAGCGGAAATCGCCCGGCTCAGGAAGGAGAAGGAGGACGCCGTGGCCGCCGAGGCGGTAAGTTTCGCCGACGCGCTCGTCAAGGCGGGCAAAATCGCAGCCGATGCCAGGGATGCCGCCGTCGAGACCTTCAAGGCCAACCCGGAGAACGCCCGCAAGATCTTCGGCAGCGTACCGGAACGCACGAAGCTCTCCAGCCTGGCAGGGACGCAGAGCGGCGACGCGGGCAAGTATGCCGCGAAGTCGTGGGACGAGCTGGACCGTGCCGGACTGCTCGCCGAGCTCAAAGCCAACCACCCCGACCTCTACGAGAAGAAGTACAAGGAGATGGCCGCCTCGCTGCACATCTGCCGGGGATAGCCGAAAACGCATCATCAACAAATCAAAACAGAATGGCATTACAAGTTGAAATCTGGGTGAAGTCCATCATCGAAGGACTGTTCGCCAACAACACGTTCGCGGCCCGCTCGGTCGATCACAGCGAGTTCGTGAACGAAAAGACGGTGCACGTTCCGAACGCCGGGGCGGCTCCGAACGTGGAGAAAAACCGAACGGTTTTCCCCGCCAACGTGACCGAACGCAAGGACGTCGATCTGACCTATCAGATGGACGAGTTCACCGTGGACCCGGTGCGCATCCCCCATGCCGAGCAGGTGGAGCTGTCCTACAACAAACGCGAAAGCGTCACGCGCCAGTCGCGCCGCAAACTCGCGCAGGACATCCACGAGTCGATCATCTACAACTGGATTCCCGAAGGGGTGAAGGTCGTGGAGACGCTCGGCGAGGCCGTCGCCGCACACATCAAAGAGGCCACGGGCAACCGCAAGCGGATGACCAAGCAGACCGTCGAGGAGCTCCAGACGCTTTTCGACGAGCAGGACATTCCGGAGGAGGGCCGCTGCATCCTGCTCGACGCACGGATGTACAACCAGTTGCTGAACTCCCTGACGGACGCCGAGCGCAACGGCTTCCTGGTATGCGCCGACCCCGCCCGCGGTGTGATCGGCAAATACCTCGGCTTCGACTTCTACAAGCGTTCGAAGGTGGCGAAGGTCGCTACGGACGGTACGCTGAAGCCCTGGAGCGCGGCCAACGCCGCGACGGACTGCGCCGCAGGTCTGGCATGGCACGAGGACTGCGTGTCGCGTGCGCTGGGCGATTCGCTTCTGTTCGACGACCAAGGCAACCCGCTCTACTACGGCGACATCATTTCGTTCCTCCAGCGCGCCGGAGGCAAGAGCATCCGGGCCGACAAGGCGGGCGTGGTACTGATCAGGCAGGCGGCGGCCGAGTAGCGGATGGAGACCTGGATTATCTACGTCATTGCGCCCATCGCCATCGCGCTGGTAAGCTGGATTCTCGGCAAGAACGGACGGCGTATCGACGAGACGTCCAAACTGGTGGCCCTGCTTCAGGAGGAGATCACCCGTCTGACGGCCAAAGTCGAGAAGCTGGAGGCCAAGGTCGAGATCAAGGAGCACGAATCGGAGCGCAAGAGCGGGATAATCCAGGAGGCCTTCCGCTGCAAGACGCCTTCGCACAAGTGCCCCGTATTAATCAAATTGTTCGAGTTCAACGATCAAAAGGAAGATGAGCAGAGGATTAAGAAACTGCAATCCGGGGAATATCCGCCGGAGTGCGACCCGATACAAGGGAGAGACGAGGAGTTCCGACCCGGCCTTTAAGGCGTTCGAGTCGATGCCGTGGGGCTACCGGGCGATGTTCGTGCTGCTCCACACCTACCGGGTGCGTCACGGATGCCGCACGCTGCGGGAGATGATCTCGCGCTATGCGCCGCCCGTGGAGAACCACACGGAGAACTACATCCGGGCCGTGGCCTCCGGAGCGCAGGTGTCGCCCGACGAGCCACTCGACACCAAGAGCGGCGAGCGGATGATTCCGGTCGTTGCGGCCATGAGCCGCGTGGAGAACGGAACGCCCGCACGCATGGACGAGGTTCGGGCAGGCTGGGAGCTGTTCGCAAAGTATCCGGTATGACACGGCGGCGAATCCTCCTCCCGCTCCTCCTGGCAGCGCTGCTCTGCGCCTGCGCGCCCTCCCGCCGGACGGCGGCGGTGCACAGCCGGGCGGAAAACGACCTTCGGATGCAGGCGCTCCGCGAGGAACTCTCGACGCGCGACAGCCTGTTTTTCCGGGCCCTGTGCGAGGAACTGATCCGCAGCCTCGACGGCGAGCGGCATCTGCACCGGGTTGTCGGGGAGGAGGTCGAGACCGTCACCCGGGAGTACGACACCTCCCGTCCGGTCGATACGCTGAGCGGAACACCGCCCCTGCGGCGGGAAACAATCCGGCGGCAACGACTTACGGATTCCACCCGCGAAGCGGGCCGAGTGCGACAGACCAAGCGGCGAATCCGCTCCGACACGATCCTCGGCGGCGGCCATACCGGGCAGCAGCTCCGGACGGAGGGTAACACCTCCCGGCAGGAGGTGTCCGAAACAGACCTCACGACGGCCCGGCGTCGCGGCCTCACCTGGTGGCAGCACGCTCTGTGCATCGCCGGACTGCTGGCCGTGGCCTATGGCTCTTACAGATTATTCAAACACCGTTAAAACAACCATCGAATGGCAAAAAACAATCATACCGCAAAAGCCGCCGGGAAAGCTCCGAAAACGGCCGGAGCCTCCGACCGGACCGCGGACACGCCCATGCAGGCCGGGAGCGAATCGCCCGATCTCCAGACGGCTCCCGACACGGAGCCCGCCGCCGGGAAGGAAGCGGAACCGAAGCCGTCGGCCCCCGAAGCTCCGGACACGACACCCGGTCTCCGGCCGGACTCCGCATCCGATGATGAGAGCGGCACGGCGGATCGGCAGACCGATGACACCCCGGCAACGGCCGGGGAGGACGAACGCCCGCTTTCTCCGGCAACGGCATTCGCCGACACCCCGGAGGAACTGGCGGCCCGCCAGGCAGCCGAGGCGGCGGCCCGTGAGGCAGCAGACCGTGCAGCCGCGAAATCGGGTGCCGGGAGCCGTCTGAAGGCTGAGGCCGGGCGAATCCTGGCCGCATACCCGGATGCCCCGGTCGTCTACATGACCTCCAACGGGTTCGGGTTCTTCAAGGAGTCCGAGGCCCGCAACCATGCGGCCACGCTCCGCGACAAGGCAGTAATCACCGTAAAACGCAAGTAAATGTTACCGAGAGTACGAATCATCTACGCCAACGGCGCATTGGGACAGGTGGCCGCGATGGCGGACGGCTGCCTCGGCATGATGGCGCTGGGTGCGAAGGAAGAGACGGGCGGCGACAAGTTCAAGCTGGGCAAGGCGTACACGCTGCGCAAGCTCGCCGACCTGGAGGCGCTGGGCGTCACGTCGGAGAACAACCCGAACCTCTACCGCAACGTCAAGGAGTTCTACGCCGAGGCGGGCGACGGAACGGAGCTCTGGCTGACGGGCTATGCCGAGAGCGAGACCTTCGCCAACGCATTCGACAAGGACAACGCCGCCGGAGCCGTGGCCCTGCTCAAGGCGTCGAACGGCAAAATCCGCGGTCTCGTCGCTTTCAAGACTCCGGCCGAAGCCTACGAACTGACGACCACCGAGGGCATCGACGCCGACGTGTTCGCCGCGCTGCCGAAAGCCCAGCAGTTGGGCGACTGGGCCACGGACACGCTGCGTGCGCCGATCTTCTCGCTGGTCGAGGGCTACGGCTATGTCGGAGACACCGCAACGCTGAAGGACCTTGCCGAAACGGAGTACAACCGTGCGGGCGTGGTGCTCGGCGACACATCGGCTTCGTCGAAGAACGCCGCGATGGGTGTCGTCGCCGGGCGCATCGCCGCCTCGGCCGTCCAGCGGAAGATCAGCCGCGTGCGCGACGGTGCGCTCCAGCCGCTGACCTTCTACGTGGGGGCCGATCCCGCCGAACTGGCCGACCTGGAGACGATCAACGACAAGGGCTATATCACTTTCCGCACGTTCGTCGGCAAGGCCGGGTATTTCATCACCGACGATAACCTGGCCACGACGCCCGAGGACGACTACCGCGCGCTGACCAACCGCCGCGTCATCGACAAGGCCTACCGCATCGCCTACGCGCAGCTGGTCGAGTGGCTTAATGACGAGGTCCCGGTCTCGAAGTCCGGCACGCTGGTTCCCGCCTGGTGCTCGACCGTCGAAGCCGACGTCGAGCAGGCCATCGAGACGCAGATGACCGCACAGGACAACCTGGGCAACGACCCGTCGGATTCGTCCGATACGGGCGTGGAGTGCAGGATCGACTACGACCAGAACGTACTGGCCACCTCGCAGGTAAAGATCGGGCTGCGCGTCAAGCCCAACGGATACGCGAAGTATATCGACGTGGAACTGGGTTTCAAAACCGCATAAAACGACCGAACAATGATCAACGGCAGAGAATACGGCTGGGAGGACATCACCGCCTATGTGGGCGGCCGCGACGTGATGGGCTTCCGCTCGATCAAGTACACGACCAAACAGGAGAAGGAGGCGCTCTACGGCAAGGGCAACAAGGCGCTGGCCATCCAGAGCGGGAATATCTCGAACGACGGCGAAATCGGACTCACGCAGTCCGAGGTCGAGGCGCTGGAGACCGCCGCGGGCGGCTCGCTGCTCGGCATCCAGCTCGACATCGTGGTGGCTTACGGCGACCCGGAGAAGGGCGACGTTCCGACGATCCACAAGCTCGTCGGCGTACAGTTCACCGAGGACCCCCGCGAGGCCAACCAGGGCGACAAGTTCCAGGACCTCAAGCTGCCCTTCCTCTTTCTGGAACGGCGATAACCGAAACGAACAACCGTCCGGCTCCGGCCGGACCCAAAACAGCAAATCATCATGGAGAAAATCACGGAGAAACAGGAAGCCCTTGTCGGCCAGGCTACGGTGGCCGAGATCGACGAATGGAAAAAGCGCCACGGCGACATTTACGCGATCAAGGTAGACGGCCACGTGTGCTACCTGCGCAAACCCACTCGGCGCGACCTCTCGTTCGCGTCGAGTGCGGGAAAGAAGGACCCGCTGAAGTTCAACGAAACCCTGCTGCGCGACTGCTGGCTGGGCGGCAGCGAGGCGATCCGCCGCGACGATGACAAGTTCATGGGCGCATCGGGCGTTCTCGACAAGATCATCCCCGACGCGGAGGCCGAGCTGGAAAAGCTCTGAGGGCTACCGAGGTCGATCCTGCGGAGGACCGCGACTGGGTCCGGAAACTGGACACCCAACTGCGCTATTACCTCCATATCGACCCCGATAGCCTCACCGACTGGGAATGGGCCATGCGTGTGAACGAGCTGATGTGGATACGCAAGCAGGAGGCGGAAGCCGCACGGCAGAAATAGCAGGCCCGGAATCGCAAGGTTCGGACTGTCGGGAGATTTACTCCCGTGCGGAGGACAACACCGAGGGCCGCGCAGGCATCGTCCGCGGGTCACTTTCCGCAAGTCGCGCCGTTGTCTCGCACGGGGGAAAGAACCCCGCGGTCCGGACCTTTCCTAATTTTCCATATAAAGAATGAAGGCGAGCAGCAGGTAGAGCAGCGACCAGCCGAAGACGATGCACCGCGCCTGCCACGGATGCGTTTCGCGGTTTTTATACGCTACGGCAAAGGGCATCGCAGGCAGGCAGAGCAACACGCCGAGCGCTTTCGGAATGCACGGCAGCACGGCCCGCGCAGCTTTCAATACATAGAAAACCACGGCGACGGCGAACCAAATACCTATAAGTCCTGCTACCATACGCAGCGAAGATACGAAAAAACGGACACAATGGCAAATGTTGTCGAATATACGCTCTCTCTGAACGACCGGATCACGGGGAAGTTGAACAAGATCAACATCACCAACAACCGGGCGCTGGAGGTCTGGGCGAAGGTCGAGCAGCGGGTGAACAGCGCGAACAGCACCATGCAGAAATGCGGTGTCACGCTGGGCAGCCTCCGCGAGCGTGTCGATGCGCTGCGCGCCGAGCGCGAGTGGATTCCGGCCAGCAACATCAACGCCATACGCCGCACCAACATCGAGGTCAAGGCCCTCGAACGGCAGATCCGCCAGCTCGAACGGGTGAACGGCGGCAAGATCAAGACCATGCTGTCGGAGGCCTTCAACAGCATTCCGTTCGCCAATACGCTGACCAATCCCATCGTTGTGGCGGGCATGGCGGGATTTAAGGCGCTGCAAACGGGTTTCGAACGGGAAAAGGTGCAGGTCGCCTTCGACGTGCTGCTGCGCGGCGACACGAAAGCCTCGGAAGCGCTGCGGGAGGAGATACGCCGATACGGGATGGTAACGCCCTACATGACGGCCGAGTTGCAGGACGCCGCGAAGATGATGCTCTCGTTCGGCATCGCACAGGATCGGATCATGCCCAACATGAAGGCGCTGGGCGATATTGCGATGGGCGACAAGAACAAACTCTATTCGCTGACGCTGGCCTTCTCGCAAATGACCTCGGCGGGAAAACTCTCGGGCGAAGACCTGCTCCAGATGATCAATGCGGGTTTCAACCCGCTGTCGGAGATCTCCCGCAAGACGGGAAAATCCATCGGCGTGCTGAAGGACGAAATGTCGAAGGGCAAGATCTCGGCCGACATGGTGACCGAGGCGTTCTATTCGGCGACACGGGCCGGAGGCCAGTTCTACGGCATGACCGAGAAGATGGGACAGACGGCCGCGGGCAAGTGGTCCACGCTTCTCGGACTGGCTGGCGACCTGCTGTTCCGCCTCTACGGGATCATCGAGCCGCTGGTGATTCCCGCCATGACCGCGCTGGAGTGGATCGTCGAGCTTGCCGGAAAAGGCATCGACGCCTTGGGGGCAGCTATCGGATGGGTCTCGGAGTTCATGCAGCGGCACGCGACGGTCGTTGCGGTATTGGGCACGGCGCTCGGCATACTGGCGACGTCCATGTTCCTCGTCACGCTCCATTCCAAGGCGATGGCAGCCTGGGCAGGGATCGTCACCACGGCGAAATGGGCATGGGCAGCGGCTCAGAACGGCCTGAACCTCGCGCTGCTGGCGTGCCCCGTGACGTGGATCATCGCCGCGGTCATCGGACTGATCGCCGTAATCGGCTATGTCTGCTACAAGGTGCAGGGCTGGGGTACGCTGTGGGACGGCACGGTCGGATTCATGAAACATTCGTTCCTGGGATTCGTGGAGGGTGTAAAGCTCTATTTCAGCACGATGATAAACGGCCTTATGATCGGTCTGGACAAGATCAAACTCGGATGGTACAAGTTCAAGGAGGCCGTGGGGCTGGGTGACAGCGCCGAGAACCAGGCCGCCATCGCCCGGATCAACGCCGATGTCGAGAACCGCCAGCAGGCGATCATCGAAGGGGCGAAACGGGTCGCGGACCATGCGGCCAAAGCCAGGGCGTCGCTCGACGGCATCCGCCTTCGGTGGGATTCCGAACGGTCGCTGGGCGACGTCGCCGCGAAATTGAAAACCTCGCTGGGGATCGCGTCGCCCTCCCTGCCCGGCATGGGCGGCGAGCTGGCGGCGAACACCCCGGGCGGTGGCAGCGGAACCTCCGGCAGTACGGCCGGGGCGGGAGCCGTTTCGGCCATCGCCACGGGCGGCAAGCGCTCCACGACGATCAACATCTCACTCGGAGCGCTGGTCGATAAGCTGGTTTTCGAGGGCGGCTACGAGGGTTCGCGCGACGACATGCAGCGCGATCTGGAGAACAGACTGATTCAGGTATTGCAAATGGCCAAGACGGCACAATAGGATGGGCAAGGTATTTTTCAATATCGGGAAAGCGACCCCAGACGTCGTCGTTTCGTCGGACGGACTGCGCGATCCGCTCCGCGTCCGCACGACGCAGGCCCTCGGCAGCTTCGGAGCCCTGCCTCCGTATTTCCTGCTCCGGGACACGGACGGGGTGCGGACGGCCGATGCGGACGAAATCCGGGCGGAGATGGCCTCCGTCGGCACGGTAAGTTCGGTCATGCCGCTGCGGCTCAAACGTCCAACCGATGGCGTGACCGAGTGGTTCACCTTCCCGCTCGAACCGCTCGTATCGGTCAGCGGCCGCAACGAGATCGTCCGCCGCACGGTCGCCAAGGGCCGCCATGCGGGAACGGTCAAGGAGCGGTGGAGCCGGGGCAACTACGAAATTTCGATCCAGGGCGTGTTCATCGCCGCAGGGAACCGATACCCTGCGGAAGCCATGCGGCGGCTGCGCGACCTGTTCGATACGGCGGATCACCTCGACGTGGAACACGAGCTGCTGCTTTTCGGCATCACGCGCCTCGTAATCGAGAGCGTCGGATTCCCGCACACGAAGGGCTTGCAGAACCAGAACTTCGAAATCAAGGCGTACAGCGACTTCCCCGCATCGCTTTTCATTCCGGTTTAACGGTATTCGAAATGTATTCGATGAACTACGACATAACGATCGGGAAGTATCGGCTGGCGGCACTCGAAAAGGTTGCGATCAAATGCAGCGTCGAGAACCTGGCCGACACGGCCGATATTACGCTGCCGGGAACGCTTTTCAACCGGACGCTGGAGGTCGAACGGAAGATCGCCGAAGGCGATGCCGTCTGCATCCGCCTCGGGTACGGCAGGGTGTTGCGCGAGGAGTTCGCGGGGTATGTCGCCGAGATCGCCACCGACAACGACTCCGTGCGCGTCCGCTGCGAGGACGAACTCTACAAGTTCCGCCGGGACCTCGAAGACCGAGTACTGAAAAACGTGACGGTGAAGGCGCTGCTGACGTCGGTGGCCCGGGAGGTCGGGGATTACGGGGTGGAGTGCGACTACGACTTCACGTATGACCGCTTCACCATCCATGCGGCGACGGGGTATGACGTGCTGCGCAAGGTGCAGGGCGAAACGAAAGCCAACATCTACCTGCGCGGAAAAACCCTGCACGTCCATCCGCAGTATGCCCGGATCGGAGAGAAGGTCATTTACGACTTCGCCGTGAACATCGAGAAGTCTGACCTCAAGTACCGGGACGCCTCGAAGCGGAAGTTCCTGGCCGTGGTGGAGGGTACGGATGCCAAAGGCAAAACGATCCGCATCGAGCGCGGCACGACGGGCGGCGACAAGTTCACCCTCAAACTGCCGGGCGTCTCCGACCCGGCATCGCTCCGGCAGCGCGCCGACGAGGAGCTGAAGGTGCGGGCCTATACCGGCTACGAGGGCTCGTTCACCGGATGGCTCGAACCCTATGTCGAGCCGACATGGCTGGCCGAGATCCGCGACGCAGAGTATGAATACAAGAACGGAAGTTATTACGTGCTGACGGTCGAGACGACTTTCGGCGACAAGGGCGCGAGCCGGATCGTCACCATCGGGAAACGCATCGAGAGCAATGGATAACGCATCGAGGATAAAACAGCTTTTGCAGCAGATCACGGGCACGGATCAGTCCGTATTCCTGTTTCGCCCGATGGAGGTCGTCTCCGTCGAGGGCGACACATGCCGGGCGCTGCATAACGGACTGGAGATTCCGGACATCCGCCTGGCGGCCATTGAAGGCGGTGCGTCCGGCGGCCTGCTGCTGAAACCCGCAGTCGGAAGCATCGTTCTGGTGGCCGACCTTTCGTGCGGCGAGCTGCGCGAATGCGCCGTGGTCGGCTATTCGGAAATCGAATCGCTGGCCTACCGCCACGGCAACACCTCCGTCGAGGCGAACGGCAACGCCGTTTCGGTCGCGGCGGGAGACATGCGCGTGAAGGTCACGGCCGAAGGCGTGGAGATCAACGGAGGCAAACAGGGAGGTCTGGTATTGGCCTCTGCGCTGCGCCGTTCGCTGGAGAGCATCCGGAGCTATTGCACGATGATGCAGCAGGCCGTCGCCGCAGGATTGTCCGGGGTGGGTGCGGGAGCTGCGGCCAACGGCCCTGCAGGCGCGGGGATTTTCTCTGAACAGATGGCCGCCGCGACCATCACGCTGGAAGATTTGGAAGACAAGAAGGCAACGCATTGACAATGGCAAAGAATATCGACATACTGACCGACCCCGTGACAGGAGATCTGCGGATCGACACCCGGCGGAACAGCCAGGGCGTCTATGCCGAGGGGTTGCAGGTCGGAGAGGCGACGGCGCAGAACCAGGCGGCCATCCTGCAAATGATGAAGGGCGAATCGAAAGAGTACCCGACGCTGGGAGTCGGAATCACGAATATCGCCAACGACCACGAAACGGCCGGATGGGTGCGCGAGATCACGGAGCAATTGAAGGCCGACGGAATGCGCGTGAACGAGGTGGAAATAGACTTGACAAACAACAGACTGATCGTCGATGCGGACTACGACACGAAATAACCAGACCTTGCCGGACATCGCTGTACAGGAGTGCGGCAATATCGAGGCGGCATTCGACATCGCCCGGCTCAACGGGCTTTCCCTGACGGACGAACTGAAGACCGGGCAGACGCTCGACATCGCCTGCACGACCGCCTGCACGGAATCGGTCGTCGGGAAGCTGGCAGCTGACGGGGTGAAGCCCGCCACCGCGCCTTCGGCCGAGGAGGTCGAGGCCGCACCCTACGGCGGCATCGGATACATGGGCATTGAAATAGACTTCGTGGTAAAATGAGAACAATCGGGCAAATCAAGGAGAGCATCGCGGCCGACTTCATGCGCAACGAGCACGTCGCGGAGCTGTTCGCCTTTACGCCGGGCGACAGCTTCACGGCGCATTTCAGCAAGGTGTCCGTCATCGGAATTCTGTTCTACCTTTTTGCCGTTGCGGCGTGGACGCTGGAGAAACTTTTCGACACGTACAGGGACGAGGTGGATGCGCGCATCGAGGAGATCATCCCGCACCGTCCACGATGGTACCGCGACAAGGTGCTTGCGTTCATGAAGGGCAAGACGCTGATCGCGGACACAGACCGCTACAACACCGAGGGGATGACCGAGGACGCCATCGCGGCGGCGCGGGTTGTCAAGCACGCCGTGGCTGCGGAGAGCGCCGACGCTTCGCTGCTGACCATCAAGGTCGCAGGCGAGAAGGACGGCAAACGGTGCAAACTCGACGCCGAAACCGAAACGCAGCTTGCGGCCTACATCGCCGAGATCAAGGACGCGGGCGTGCGCACGGCGCTGGTGAACACCGACCCCGACCGCTTTTCGTGCCAGGTGGAAATCTACTACGACCCGATGCTCGTGGCCGAGACGGTCGGGGCCGCCTGCCGCGAGGCCGTCCGGGAATATATCGAAAATCTGCCCTTCAACGGCGAATATACGAACATGGCCCTCGTCGATGCGCTCCAGGCGGTCGAGGGCGTGCGGATCGTGGAGTTCAAAGGAGCGACGAGAGTCGCCGCGGACGAGACGGTCGTCGTGCCCATCGACGCGCGCTGCGTCCCCGCGGCGGGGTATTTCACGATGGAGGACGTACAACTGACCCTGAAAGCCTATGGCAACGAGTAAGCTCTACGACGTGAACTTCAAGCGCCTGGCGCTCCTGCTGCTGCCGACCTTCCGGCGGCGGCCGCTGCTGGCCGCCCTGGCCTACGCCGCCGTGTCGCCCCTGCAATGGCTGCACACGCGGTTCATCCTTTGGAAGCGCGAGAGTGACTACCGACTCGAACACAACGGCCAGGTGTGTTACCTGCGCGGGTTGCTGAACGACCTGTTCGACCCCATCGACCGGAGGATCACCGTCACCGAGGAGGTCTCGAACGTCGGCAACATCGTCCTGCACCGACGCGAGGTGCAGCGTGCCGTCCGTCTCCCGGCCCGCGGCTCGGGGCGCATGGTGGTGCTGAACCGCCGCGGCTACGGCGGCGTGAGCGGCTACGACTTCTGGGTGAACATCCCCGTCGCGCTGCTCGACGAGATCGACACCGACCGCGTACGGGCCGTGGTGGACTCCTACAAACTGGCTTCGAAACGCTATCAGATAAACTTCATTTGACGATGAAACAGATACTCGGCAGGTTTCTCCTGCAACCCAACAAAGACTTCCCGGCCGACTGCGAGATGCTCGACTACGCGCAGACCAACCTGCACGTGGTGTCGATTCTCGGCAACCTCGCCGGAGACAAGACCGTCCTGTGGGGCTGCATCCCGACGGGCGGCGGCACGCAGCGCGCTGAAGGGTACGTCTTCCTGCGCACGAAAGAACACCCCGAGGGCGAGGTGCTCTACTGGGAGGGCGGCACGACGACGGGCGGCATGTACCTGCGGCAGGAGACGATTCCCGTCACGGCCGACGGCTACGACTACCCGCAGGCATACGTCGCGCGGTCGCTCGCTCCGGGCGTCGGTGCCGAGAATTACAAGTGGGAGGAGTTCTCCGAGGCGCAGTCGCTGCCGGAGCTCCGCAAGCAGATCGAGGCCCTGAAGACGGCCCTCGCCGAGGTCAAGCGCACGCCCCTGGGAATGGTCGAGACCTGGGCCGGGACTGACGTGCCCGACGGATACGCCCTCTGCGAAGGGCAGCAGCTCAAGCAGTCGGAATATCCCGACCTGTACAAGGCCATCGGTTCGGCGTTCAACAACGCCTACGACTGCAACGGCCGCAAGCTCTCGACCACGGCGGGATACTTCCGACTGCCGGATCTGCGCGGCCGCTTCGTCGTGGGTTATAACCCCATCGACGGCGACTACGACGAGTTCGGAGCCGTAGGCGGCGAGAAAACCCACACGCTCTCCGTGGAGGAGATGCCCGAGCACGACCACGGGCTGTTCCTCGTGAACAGGGGGCGAAGGTTCACGGGCGGAGGTTCCGCCAACGAACTCAATTCGGGCAGCGGCCGCACCGACGCCGCGGGCGGAGGACGTCCCCACGAGAACCGTCCGCCGTACTACGCCCTGGCCTATGTGATGAGAACCAAGTAAACACGACGACAATGGCAATCAGAGTTCGCGCCATGCTGCGCAAATGGTTCGGCAGGGGCATGTACCCCACGGCCGAGCAGTTCTCGGATTTGTTCGACAGCTTCTGGCACAAGACCGAGGACGAGATTTCGATGGATAAGGTCGGAGGACTCACCGACCAGCTCAACGGCAAATATCCGGCCGCCGACGGCAAGCGGCTCGAAGAGCGCGTGACGCGCGATGAAGAGAACCTGGCCGACTACATCGAACAGACCGACGAAGCCATCGACCAGCTCCGCGAGGAGGACGCCGCCATCCGCAAGGAGTTCGCGGCGGCCGACGAGAAGACCCTCGCGTCGGCCAAGACCTACACCGACGGAAGGGAGGCAGCCATCCGCAAGGACATGACTGCGGGCGACGCTGCGACGCTCGCCTCGGCCAAGGCCTTCACCACCGAACGCGAGGGCGTGCTGCGCAAAGAGCAGCAGGACGGCGATGCCTCGACGCTTCAGGCGGCGAAAGACCATACCGCGGCCCGTGAGACGGCCATCCGCAAGGACATGACCGACGGCGATGCCG